GACGCTTGGGATCGGGATGCATTACGCGCCCCCTAAGATGATCATTTGATACCCCGGTGGTTGTGTGCTGTTGTTCCGATCCATCCGATCGATCGCCATGATCAACGCCACCACGCCATCAATACGATCCGTGGATACTTTCTTTGACGGTTTCAAATTCCCGGTGGCGTCTGTTTCCACGGACACGTTAGACACGTTCCACCGCAACACGGGGTGGCCATCGTGCCGTAACGCTTGCGACAATACCGCCTTTTCAAGTGATTTGGTGGGCGCCGATAAACTCACGAACCCTTGCCGCATGGGCACGCACGTAAAGCCATCCTGTTCCTGTAAGCGGGCGATTAAATCGGTGGCGTTCCACGGATCGTAAGCGATTTCGCGCACGTCATAGCGCCCCGCCCATTCCTTCACCGTGCGCCGGACGGCTTCATAATCCACCACGTTTCCAGGGGTGGCGATCAAGTGGCCATCGTGCGCCCATTGATCGTAAGGGACGCGATCCCGGTTGCCCCGTTCCCGCATACTCTCAGCGGGCACAAAGAATTGCGCCATCACGTCGAAGCGATCACCGTCCGGAAACACGGCCACCACCGCCGTTAAGTCTTTCGTGGACGAAAGATCCATACCGATGTAACACCGACGCCCGATCAAGGACGTGGGCGGCGGTGGCATCTTGCACGCATCCCACGACGTGAGCGAAAGCCACCGTGCGGCCTGTTCCGTCCATTGGTTTAGATACAACCGGCGGAAGGTGTTTTCTTGCGCGGGGATTTCTTGCGCCCGTTGACACGCGATCCGCATTTCATCCAGGGAACGGAAATCCCCCAATGCCGGATTGGCTTTCCGCCACACCTTTTCGCTTGTCCAATCCGCGTCGATCGGGGCTTCAAAGATGATCGGGAGAAAGGACGGATCGATCGCGGGGTTTTCGCGCACCTTCACCGCGTGCGCGTAAAGCTCCCACAAGATGGAATGGCGATCGTAACCGGCGGTGGAGATCGCGATCATCATCGGTTGCGATCGGGCGCCTTGCGATGTGGATAACACATCAAATAATTCCCGATTGGGCGCGGCATGGAGTTCGTCGTAAATCACCACCGACGCGTTGAAGCCATGTTTGGAATACGCTTCCGCTGAAATAGCGCGATAGAAACTCCCGCTGGCGCGGTGCACGATCCGTTTTTGGGAATCCACAATATCGCACACCGATTCCAGGTCGGGATCGTTGCGGATCATTTGGGCCGCCACGTTGAACACCAACGCCGCTTGATCCTTGTCCGCCGCCGCCGAATAGACTTCGCCGCCTAACTCCCCATCGAATAACAGGAAGTAGATCGCCAATGCCGCCGCCAATTCGGTTTTGCCGTTTTTGCGGGGCAACATCAACAACACTTGCCGATAGATCCGGCGGCCATCCGGGCCCGTCTTGAACATCGGCCGAATGATCTTGTCGCGTTGCCATGTCCGCAGTTGGAAGGTTTGCCCCGCAAAGGGGCCTTTGGTGTGCGTCAATTGATCGATCGCGGTGATCACCCGCAAGGCCGCCGCGTTCATGTGATGCCGCCTAAGAGCGCGGCCACCGCATCCACGGCCGTGTGCAACGCTTTGTGGGCGTCTTTCAACGCGGCCGTGCGCGTGAGCCCCTTCCCGATCAATAACCCTTCCTTCGCGTCGATGGGCCGTAGGCATACCAGGAACATCACCACGCCTTCGTGGTGCGTGGACGCGATCACCAAATCCAGGCGCGTGGCAAACGCGGGGCCCAATAACGTGATCAATAGTTCGTGCGGGCGTGTGGCCATCAGCGTGTGCCGACCAGTTCCGGCGGCGGTTCGGGAATCGTGGCCGCCTTCGGCCGCCATAGGTGCAAACAAAACGGATGGTTGTTCACGTAGGCACTTTCGCGGGGGTGTAGTTGCATCACCACGTCATCCGGCGCCCAAAATAGATTTTTCACGAAACACATTTCGGCCCAATTCGGGCACCGGGATGGGGTGCTCACGCTCACGTGTTCCCATCCCATGCCATCGCTAAAAATGATCGTGAGCGTGCGAAACGCCCCCGGCACATCCGCGTGGCCGTTCGTCATCCCATCACCGGCTTTAATCCATTCTTCTTTTCCGCGATAACAAAACGCCATGCCGCCCCCGCGCTATAACAACCCCGCCCACTTACTCACCTTCGGTTCCGCTTCCGGAATCGCGTGCACCTTCGATCGCCCGCTTGGCGTGAGCCCAAATTCAATCCACAGTTTTTGGCAATGCGATAACGCTTTATCCGCCACCGATATGTAGGGGCTCACGATCGGGCCCTTGTCGGTGTCGATCACCATCCCGCCGGAACGCACCCGATCGTGTGCGTCCACATAACGCGACCATTGCTGGCACATGGCGATCAACGCGGATCGTTCTGATTCCGTCACCACGCCGATCCGCCGCAACATCGGCACCACCCGCGACCATTCCGTAATCGCGGTGGCATCCCCGTTTAATTCCGGCGGGGGCGTATCGAACGATTCCGGCGCGGACGGGGGCACCGGCTCTTTCGTGTTCCGGCGATTCGTGCGGAGTGTGCCGCGAAGTAATTTCAACGCGGTGGGTGCGGGACGGCGCCCGGAATTTTTATTGCCCATGACTATTGTTCCAACACATTCGCAAGTATTTGGCCCACTTCGGGCCCGTCCAGGTAATGCCGTGGATCGGTTTTCGGGATGACATGCGCGGTGACATCCATATGCATTCGGGGGGCGTGTTCCGGTAACACAATATGGACGCCATACCCACGCCACGGGAATGTGCGTAATCCACGAAAGTGGGCGCGAACATCCGTTATGTGATCCCCTAGATCGCGGGTGTGCGCGGTGACGGAGTGAAAGATTCGTTTGCGGCGGCCGTCTTTGGCGACGATCGTTTTGTCACGATCGCGGAAAAATACCTTTGCGCGATCTAATTCGATCCCAAAGGCCGCAACGCAATTCTCTTTTCGCACACGGATTACGAATCGACTCACGGATTCGTTGTGTGTGAGAACCACCATTTTAAATATTCCGGTGGCCCATTGTTCTGGCGTGATGTTGTGTTGACTAGCCGCACACACTAACCATTCCGGTGTTCCCCAATGAGTGGATGTGCGGGTAAATCGATCACGGCGGCCGTTCGGCCGTTTGCGTTTACTAACAATTTCATCGCTATGTATGACGCGTTCCCGCAATAGGGTGGGTTGCCCCGTTGGCGGGATCGCAATGTGACACCCGCATAAAGAGGTTAAATGTTTTCGGTGTTGTGGCGGAACGCGATCGTCAAATAGCACATTGAAACTGTAAATATCACCGATCGTGCGTTGCACTCCGGGGGGTTGGCGTAAACGGCGGTAATACGCGAACGATGGATAAATCCATTTTTTATCAGGGTCTTTTAAATCAAAGCCACCAAACAACAGGCCACCAACCCCCGATCGGATCTTATGTAACGCTGCGGTGGCCCCGGCTTGATCCGGGCAAAGGTAACGATCGGCGGCCACAATAAATCCAAGTTTTTTAAACAGTCCATAGGCATCCGGATCATGGCGTCGTAACCGACGAATGCAAATAAAGTATTCGTCCAGGCGACTTAATAGCGTGTCCCGAAAACTCCACACCGGAGAATCACCACGGGCCGAACGTGGATCGCCAACGTTTATCCATTCGCCACGGAACACCCGCGATTTCCGGCGCGGGCGGGCGGGGGTGGGCGCGATCAACGGCGGGGAAACTTCCGGCGGCGGTGTAGTTCCGATCGGCGGCGGTAGATTTTGAACACCCGCAAATTGGCGGGCGATCCACGCCATCATCCTAAGTAGATAAACACGAAAATTAAATGGCCTAAATTTCATAACAAGTCCTCTACTTGTTGCCACTTCGATCCAATGAGTTCGTAAATATCGACACCATCCGCACCGGACGCGAACACGCCGCCACAACTACGGGAATAGAAAATGTCGCAACACGTCCAAAACGCCCACGCACGTGGAATCACCATCGTTTGATTCCCGTTCAACATCGGGATCAATAGGCGATCACGTTGCGCCAATAACGTTGTGACGCCCCGATCACCGACTGGCAACGTGGTGGTGTCCATTCGTAATTCCCAATCGCTGTTTTGGGCCTGTTTTCAGGCCGGATTCTCCGGTAAATGTCGCGCGGCAC